CAGTCTTACACTTGTATGGAACAACTACTTCTTCACTAGACCATTTTACCACTTTAGGGTGCTCATCAAGCCATCTGAAAGCCTGTCTTTCCCATAGGGATCGAAACACACAATTTGATGAATCGCCTTCATATTTATTAATATTCTTAACTCTATATTTTCCTTTGTATGTTTTCATATAAATAGATATAACTAATTATTTATATGGATACACCTACACTACTATTCCCCTTGGAGATTTCCTCCCAGCCTGAAAGACCAACCATAAGATTCACAGCCTATGACCGAAGTAATGGTAAAGCTGATCAGCATCATATAGTTCTTCCATGTCCACAATCCTTAGCATTCTCAGATGCTGCCGACTTTAGTTCAATAGATTTAGGTGCACTTGGTGGTACAATAGCAAGTGGAGTAGAAAATGGTGTGGGTAATACTGTATCTTCGACCAGAGTAACTGATGTTCTACAAGTCGCTGCAGCAAAAACGCCAAGTTCTGATACTGTATCATTTGTTCGGAAGACTGTAGTAAATCCAAATACAAATACTACTTTTAAATCTAATAGAGTTCGTAACTTTGCATTTAATTTTAAGATGATTGCAAGATCACAACAAGAGTCTGATGTAATTCGATCAATACATTCTAAATTCAGAAAATTTACATACGCATCACAAAGTGGTGGTGGTAGTAATCTGATGTTAGATTTTCCTCCAGTGTGGACGATTCGTTTTCTTGATTTTTCATCGGATACTGATGAAAATACATTCATACCTAAAATATATTCTTGTTATCTTACCCAAGTTGAATCTACATTCAATTCTGATGCCAATCTTTATTTTAGGGATTCTGCACCTCTTGTAGTTGATATCTCTTTACAGTATCAAGAGACAAGGGCTCTTACAAGAAATGATATCGATAGTATGGATAATGATGTTGCAGGTCGCCGAGGAATTGATGAGAGTGGTAATCCTAGAGTCACACCTAAACCTACAGTACAAAATCAAGAAGCAAAGCCAACAGCTACTACACCACTATCAAGCAGAGGCCGCCGTCCGCGAGCAGGTGCTAGGAGAAATATAGTAGATAGAAGAAGAGGATAAAAATATGAGATTTTTTTCACAGTTTCCAATTACAGATTATAAAATTAATGGAGAGGCCACTTCTTCTTCATTAATTGATATTTACAGACACGTTGATGTCAATGAAACATTAATTGATGATATAACAAGTTATAGATTATATAATATTAAAGATGGTGAAAGACCTGATATCGTTTCATTTAAATTATACGGTTCACCAGAATATCATTGGAGTTTTTTCATAATAAATGAAGAACTGAATAGTATGAATGATTGGCCAAGGAGTTTTAATGAACAGGCTTCTTTCATTGATAAAAAGTATGATGAACATTCCGTCTTAGAGTTTTTTCCATATCAAGAAACATTAATAAATGCATTCCCACTTGAAAGTATACCTTCTAGATTCACTACATTTGATCTACCAAATGGGAATGGAGCCTACAGCAGGATTATTGATGGAACTTATGGCGAACCCAGATGGATAATATCTCGTATCGATGGACAAAGGATAATTATTTCTATCCGTAAATATGATGCAGATGATGAATTATCATATGCCTGGACGATTAAGAATATAACGCCAGGAACCATTAATAGTGATCCTTTCATAAGACTTCCAAAGGGTTCCTTAAATGATGTATTCGCTCAAAGATTTTGGGAACAGACAGGATGGTATAATGAAATAACATCTACCAATGTTGTCGAAGAACCAAAATTCACATTTGGTAAAGAAATATTAAAATATCATAATTATTTTGGAAATATAGATTTTAGTGATCCGAATGTAAAAATAAAAGTTAAGGGAACAAATCACGAAGCAGATGTTGAAGCTTATGATTCTGAAAGACTTCAACTTTGGGTCAAAAATATTTCTGCCAATTCTTTTCTATCTAATGATGAACTCACTTATGTATTAGATTATGATTCGGATGCTGCAGTATCAGAGAGAGAAACTTGGTTAAATACCAATATCTTACCTTGGTTACAAGAACATCACGGCGATCAATACAATAATTTAATTAATGATGAAAGAGTTATATCAGATAATATTCTTCCTTATACACGAGGTTTTTTAGATACTAATTCAGCCTCGAATACTTCGACAACGATACTTGGAGAAGTATTGAATGTAGGAAATGGAATCATTAAATTGGGAACCTTAGATTCTAATATTCAATTTAGTATAACTTCTGGCGGAGTTGGTAATATCATTGGAGTTGATTCGTCTACATCATACAATGTTTCATCTACAAGTGGTCGTGTAATGGATGATTCTTCTAATGAAATGCAGGTAACCATTGCATCAATGCCTGAAATTAGTGGAACATACTTTGCAACAGACAGCTTACTTGACTATGTTCCTGCAGCAGGACCTATTGATGGAATGACTAAATGGATTCACCCTGAAACCGGAACCACCATCGTAGCAAATAATTTTATTGAGACAAGAGGCTACGAGTATTTACTCACCACTTTTTTCTATCCAGATGAGCAACCCCATAACATTATCGTCGGCCTTGGTGGAGTTGCTCCTAACTTTATTGATCGGCCTTGGAAGACTATTCAGAATCCTAATATTGGCTTTGGAATCTCAGTTACTGCTCCTATCGTAAATTCAATCACATTAGGTAATGGTAGTGGAACATATACAGTAGGAGAAAAAGTCACACAGAATATTTCTTATGATAGAAGTAAATATGATGCAGGTGGTGTAGATAGTACCGGGATTATAAGTGGGACTAATTTCTTTAGAGGATCAATCACATCCTTTGTAAATAAGAGTGTTACAGATTTATTATATTCTGATTATCTCCCTAATGTGGAATTTAAGACCAAACGTACATGGTTAAAGTCTTATAACGCACCACATAATTATTTAAGTGATGATGGAGATGATATTACTACGTATGATGCTCTAAAAGCCGATGCAGATAATGATGCTTATGTCACTTATTTTTCTGCTGAAGAAGAAGAGAATGAATCTAAGAAGAATATAAGAGTATTGAGGGATGCAGATGTCGAATCATTTGCAGATTATTATAAAGAACTGATCAATGAATAATGTATCAAGAAATATTGACTTTGGTACTAATAAAAGTGTTGTACCGGGCGCCTATAAAATAAAAACAGTTACTTTTTTTAATCATGATTCGAAAGAACTTGAAATACAAAATGTAATAACTAAAATTTCTATTACGGAAAGTATCTATTCAAATACTCTCATATGTAAGATGAATATTAGAGATACCAATAATCTCATTGAAGATTTTCCTCTTATTGGTCAAGAAAGAGTTAAAGTAAAATTTGAGAGGCGTGGCGAAGACGGCACAGATAAGTCTATTGACTTAGAATTTTTTATTACGGAATATCCTTTATATGGTAGAGGTTCTGAAAAGCACGTACAAGTTTTTTCTTTCACTGGTATTTCAAAACACGCATATCTTTCTAGATTCAAGAAAATATCTCGTTCTTTTACAGGTCTGACATCTGATGAGATTTCTAATATCATAACAAAGGATTTGGGTGCAGACAGTTTTGTCTTAAATAGCCCTCCTATATCAAGATTCAAGGGAACTATCAATACACAAACACCACTAGATGCTGTAGAATGGTTGAGGAAGAAGTCATTCGATGATAATCAATCACCTTATTATCTTTATCAGAATCTTCATGGCGACATTAATCTGTCTTCACACACTGAATTGGTTGAGCAGGAGACTTATCTTGAATATTATAGTAGTAGAGATTTTAATCACCTACCAAATAGTGAAGATGATTATCTTGAAAGAAAACATAGAATACTTGAAATAACTTCTGATCTTAAACTAGGGAAAATATTTCAGGCTATTGATGGAGCATATGCTTCAGAAAATTTTTATCTTGACATTGGAAATAAAACTTTCACTTCAACTGAATTTTCTCATTCTCTTGAAAAAAATTCTCTTGGAAAAAAATCACCTTTCTCTTCAAGTTTTTTAATTGAAGATGAATCAATCAATAATAAATTTCAGTCTCATCACGAATATATTTCGACTAATGCTCTTGCCTTTGGTGATATAAATAAGAATTATAACGAGATGAAAAAAGAAAGTGGGGGCATTACCAAAGCCTTCGTTGAAAATCTTGAGACTATTACACACGATTTAAAACTGTTTGGAGATTTTGATTTAAATGCTGGAAAAGTTATTCATATAACACTTCCTCGGGCGGTAGAACCTGCAATACAGAGAGAGGTAGTTCATGAGACTAAAGATGGATACATTGATGAACATCTATCTGGTAGATATCTAATAACATCTTCTATACACACATTTGAAGATGGTGAATATTTTACACGACTTAAGTTGAAGAGAGATTCCTTTACTATAGATTTATAATTATGAATACTGAAAATTTTATGAAGAACGGTGGAAGATTTCACTGGTTCACAGGTGTTGTTGAAGATATCCAAGACCCTAAAGAGATGGGCAGGGTTCGTGTGAGATGTTATGGTTATCACACAAAGAATAAAGATGATATCCCAACAGAAGATTTACCTTGGGCATCACCAATGCTTCCGATCACTTCTCCATCAATGACAGAATTGGGTACTTCGGCTACAGGATTATTAAAAGGTACATGGGTAATTGGTTTCTTTAGAGATGGCTCTAATGGTCAAGACCCTATTATTATGGGAACGATTCCTTCGATGTCTTCTGCTGTTGATTATCAATATGGATTTACTGATCCAGAAGAAAGATATCCAGTAGCATCTAAGTTAGATATTCCAGAAACACCACTTGCAGCCAAATCGAATGAAGAGGCTTATAAAACAGCATTCTCCTACACAAAGAAAGTAGAATTGAGAGATACTCATGATATTGTTCCAACTGCAAATGCTGCTCACAATAATGATTGGATGTTTCCTCCCATTGATTCTGTTATTAAACCACAATATCCAAAGAATCATGTTATGGCTTATGAGAAAGCCGATGATACGAAGGAAGATTCTCATATAGTTGAATATGATGTGACACCGGGTCAAGAAAGAATCTCAACTATTCATAGAACTGGAACGTATCATGAAATAACACCAACGGGTGATGAAACAACCACAATTGTTGGAAGTGAATTTAAGATAGTTGTTAAAGATCAAAATGTTAATGTCGTAGGAAATTGTAATTTAACAGTTGACGCTAACTGTTCGACTTACATTAAAGGTAATTGGAATATTCAGGTTGATGGAAATGTAGTTACAAATGTCGGAGGCAGTTACGAAGAAAATATTGGCACCACATTGAAACAGACTACTGGTGGAACGTGTACAGAGTCTTATGGTGGAAATCAAACAACAACTGCTCCCAATATACTACTGAATTGATATAAATAGAAATATGGGTAATAGTTTTTCAGATAGTAATACAACTTCTCTTGTTTCCAGAAGGAGATCATATGCTGATCTACCCCTATCTTTTGCAATCCATCCCAATACAAAAGACCTCACAGCATTGAAAGACATCGATGCAGTAAAACAGTCTGTTAAGAATCTTGTATTAACAAATTTTACCGAAAGACCATTTCAGCCCAGAGTAGGATCAAATGTGACACGTTTGTTATTTGAGAATTCTGATCCATACACACAACTGGCTATTAAAGATGAAATTCTCAGAGTATTAAGAGAATATGAACCCAGAGTAAATGGTGTGACAGTGGAAGTGATTGATCAATCTGATCGTAATTCATACCAAATTAATATACAATTCAACGTAATATTCTCTGACAGAAGAGAAGAAACTAATTTTTACCTCGAAAGAACACGATAATGGCACAATTCAATGTAACAGAACTAGACTTTGATAGGATAAAAGAAAATCTTATTAATTATTATAAAAATTATCCTGGCGATAAATATAAGGATTATGATTTTGAGGGCGCCGGACTTAATGTGTTGATGGATATTCTTGCATATAATACACACTATAATGCAATTACAGCACATACTTCAATTAATGAAACATTTCTTGATTCTGCTCAATTGAGAGCAAATGTAGTTTCACGAGCCAAACTATTAGGTTACACACCAAATAGTGTGAGAGCATCATACTGTTCTCTCACATTACAATTTGATGCTTCAGTTAATTCTAGTCAAGAATCTTTTACACTTGTGGGCGGAAAGAAAATTACAACAAAGATTGATGGCACGACCTATACATTCATAACTCTTCAAGATTCTACTACATCTCTAGTTGATGGAAAATATACATTTGAGGATATAGTATTCTATCAAGGGATAGTTAAAACTCAAAGATTTGTTGTTCGTGATACTGCAGAAAGTGGACAGAAATATGTATTGAAAGATGTTACAGCTGATGTATCACAATTAAAAGTTAAAGTTTATGATAACGTAAACAGTGAT